CATATTTATGTAGGCTCGTTTCCTGTTGCGGCGATTACAACGCGTCAATATATACCATTGCCCAGAATACCCTTGTCAGAAGATCAAGAGTTCAGGCTTTTAAATAACGCTGGGCAAAGTACAACGGGAACAACGGTCGTTAAAGTCACGCCAAAGACCCATAACTCTAAAGCATAGAGATGACCATACTTGAGCCGGGTTTACTCGCGCCTGAGCTGGCTTATCCTAATCGAAAGCCATTAAGGGGCGTACAAATAGACTGGACGAACCCTTTAAGTAGAGGGTTATCTTTATGCCTGGTCATGCAAGATAATGAAGCTAAAGATTTAGTATCGGGCAAGTCATGTGCTCGATATGCTGACGCTAGGCATATCGACGAAGGTATGTATTTTGACGAAGTCGGGGATTATTTAATATTCCCAGATCTAGTGATGAATGAATTTTATAGTATAAGCACATTACTTAATCATGACGATAATACAGGATCAGCGTATCAATATTTTTTCTCTTACGGGGCTGCTGCTACAGCAAACTCGATAAATCTATATTTTGGAGAATCAAGCGCAAATGGAACAGTAGCAGATAAAATCTCTTTTGTTACTGACTCTTCATCTGAAACCAGGGTTATTAGAACAAATAGTTTATTCCCCGATAATAATAATGTTTTAGTTACAGCTACGGGGGGCGGTGATACGACCGGAGATTTATATATAAACGGCGCATTAGATGAGCATAGTACTTTAGGCTCATCTAATATGCTTGATGGTACAACAAAAGATTTATATATTGGTGGTAGAACAGACTTAAATGCCGATAGATTTACAGGCGGCACTTTAAAGATTATTCTTATACATGATAGAAGACTATCTGACGAGGAAGTCAGGGTATTGGCAGATAATCCTTATCAGGTTTTGAAGCCACTTTATAAGCCTATACTAAAATTGCGTGCGGCTGTTGCTGGTATCACGATAGCTCTAGGATTAGTCACTGAAACTAATTCAGTACAAGCCGTGAATGTGGCAAAAGCACTAGAGCTGGGTCTAAACACAGAGTCTGACAGTACGCTAGCGCTGTCTATAGCCAAGGCATTGAGCGTGGCGCAGGTAGTTGAAACCGGAACGGCGCAAGCGTTTAGCCACAAAAAGTCTATTGAGATTGGGGTGGCTAATGAGGCTGATAATGTTTTTTCTCTGGGTTATGTTACAAGCATATTAGTTAACCAGATTAAGGAAAGCGATAGCGCGCAGGACTTAAATATGGATAAACGCTATCTGATTAATCTGGTAACAGAAACAGATAGCTCTTTAGCGGCGCTATTACACCGTCATATTAGCATCGGCCAGGTAAGCGAGGCAGATATTGCCAGAGCACTAGATATCTTAAAGAGCGTTGCTATTGACCAGGTAAGCGAGGCAGATATTGCCAGAGCACTAGATATCTTAAAGAGCGTTGCTATTGACCAGGTAAGCGAAACAAATAGCTCTTTGGATATAATAAGCCCCTCAGTTATCACTATTTATCAAACGTCCGAGAACGATGAAGCAATAAACATAACCCTCACGGGAGGCCTGCAAGTGTTGGGCTGGTTATTGGCTAAATTGCGGGCGTTCCCTGCTCTGGATGGTGACACAGAAATTAAACCCGCTCTCGATGGCAAAGCAGAAACAAAACCAGCGATCAGCGCATCGATAGGAGTTAACCGTGTCCATCAATATCTTGCTTAGTGGCGACAATGACAACGTATTACAGTTAACAGGGCTAAAAAACGGCATTGATGCACAGTTTATTAATGATGCGACGGTAACGGCGACGCTTAATGATACAGATGGTACAGAGATATCAGGCATGACCTGGCCTGCAACTATGACGTATGTGTCCGGCAGTGAGGGCACATACCAGTTATTACTGGACAGTACGTTGAACTTACAAAAAAACACTCTTTATACAGTGCATGTACACGTAATTTCAGGGGGATTAACAGGGCACTGGACGCAGCATATCCGAGCAGCGAGTCGATAATGAACACACTCCCCGAAAATTTTAACGATTGCTCAGATAACGAACTGGAATCACTATACAACAGCGTACGTGCAGAAATCGTGGCGTTTAATGAACAGTCACGCAAGATTAATATGGCGATCAGCATGAGAACATATCCTCAAGGAAATAAAGCATGCAAAAAATAGCGCTACTTCATGACTTTATTATCAGCCTAAACCTATTTGCACCCGAGCAAATGGAAAGCGTTATTGATGACCTGACTGTTATACCCGCCTGCCGTCCTAACGGTACTGCCGGGGAACTGGTGATTGCAGAAAAAGATTATACAGCCACGTTCTTTATCGAGCGTTACCCGCATGGGCAAGTATCAGAAGATAAATTACTCGCACAAATAAGCGCCTGGCTGGTACAAAACGATGCAGACAGAACCATACCCTTTGATTTTTCACTTAATATTGAAGTAATGGACACACAGATAGCTGATTTAGAATTTGGTATTCCATTTACCGAGCTGATTATCGCGCAGGAAGATGAAGCCGGAGAGATTTTGTTTAATGCTGTGAGGTATACGTTATGAGCGGAATTAGTGTAGAAATTCAGGGTCTGGATAAGGCCATGCGCAGCCTGGATTCTGGCACCTCTGGCGCAGGGCGGCGCAAGATCTTGCAGGCCATAGGCCGGCAGGTATTAAAGAACAGCCGCAAGCGCACCCAGACACAAACTGATTTAAACGGCGCAACGTACAAAGAACACGCGCGCGGGCGCAAACGCAAAATGCTCACCCGGCTAACACGCGCTAAAAATATGAATATCGTTTCTGCCTCAGAAAATCATGTACTGGTCGGGTTCAAAAACCGTTTTCAGGAAATGATTGCAGCAAAGCAACAATTTGGCCATGTCGAGCAAATGAGCGCAGAAAAAATGCGCCAGCGCAAAGGCAGCGCCCCAAGAAGTGCGCCCGCGACACGGGCGCAGGCAAAAGCATTGCTGAAAGAAGGCTACAAAACCAAGCGGGGCGGACGAGCGTATAAATCACCATCGATAAAATGGATTACTCAAAATATGCAGGTCGGACAGGCCGGCGTTATTCTGCGGGCCATGCGCGGCAGCAAAGAGAGCTGGAAAACTACATTACCCGCGCGTAGCTTTCTGGGCATTAAAAAAACCGAGCAGGCAGAGCTGGTCGCTGTAGCAATAGCACAGGCCAGAAAAAACATAGGGTTAACCCCATGAAGGAACAATCAATGCCAGAAAAAGACCCGCTGACTTACGCAATATTGACCTACGCCTGGATACTAGGGTTATCATTCTGGGGCGGTATATCGGGATATATCAGGAAAATAAAACACGGGCACCGAGATTTTTCTATTACCGAACTGGTCGGTGAAATTTGCATCAGTGGCTTTGTCGGCATTGTGACCTTTTTTATCTGTGAATCGGCAGAAATCCCGCCAGTATTAACCGCTGCGATTATTGGCATCTCCTCACACATGGGCAGTCGTGCCATTTTAATGCTCGAACAAATACTACAGCGCATGGCCGATAAGTGGCTAAAAAAAAATGATTGAATTACTCGACCTAACGCCCCTGGTGACTAAATTAATCGCTGAATGCCCGGCGTTTGATGGTCGGGTGTTTGAAACCATCCCAGATGATGAACTCACCATAGATCTACACCAATCACCGTGCGCGTTTGTGTATTTATCTAGTGATGATTCAGAACCCAACCAGCTAGGCAAGGGCAAAAACCTAACCCAGCGCACCACCGAACAGATTACCGTAGAGATTATATTACGGCGTACGGCCAGCAGACTAGATCAGTTTAATAATGGCTCAGTGCAACTGATAAAAGCCTATCGAACAGAAATATTTAACGCATTACTCGCCTGGCGGCCTGATGGCGCAATTCGATCACTACAGCACGAAAACGGGCGGGTACTTAGTAAACAGAAAAAACAAATTAAATTTGCAGATACATTTTCAACTCAATCGATGATGAAAGGAAAAAGATAATGGCTATTACAGATAAACAGAAAATAGTGACCGTCGTGATTGCGGTAGACAATCATACTCATGCGGGCGAACTATGCAAAAAAGGCGACACCATTCATGTCACCGAAGCATCAAAACAATTTATGCTGAAACATAAGATTATTAACACAACAGGAGAAAAATAATGTCAAATTCAAAAGGGATGCTTTACGAAGGCGATGTATTTTTACGCCTTTTTAGCGCGGGCGTATTATCTGACAAAATGATTGGCCCTATTGATGGCACTAAGCTACAGCTAAAAGCCAACAACGAAATTCTGTCACGCACCACCAAGCGCCGTGGCCAATGGGGTAAAACAGTCGGCCAGGTATCGCGCGGGAAACCGTCAACCTTTGCTCTGGGTTTTAACTCAATGACGCCGGAGTTAATGGCGGTCTTATTTCTGGGTGAAGAAGCCGCGCAAAACATCACCGGCGGTACGATTACCGCTGAATCGGTGACTCTACAGCATGATGAGTGGGTCAAAGTATCTGAGCGTAATATCACCGCGGTAGTCATCACCGGCAGTGTTGAAGGTACTGATTATGAGGTGAATAAAAACGTAGGAGCTATTAAGGCGCTGTCTGCGGGCAACTTGCCTGATGATACCGCAACCACTTTTGATGCGACTTTTAGCGGCATTACCGGCATTACTATTAAGGGGGGCACACAAGCTCGCGTTGATATTGAAGTGATAATGGATGGCATGAATCTTGAAGATGAATCAGATGTCTATATTCGCATTCCAAAAGTGACGCTACAGATTGACTCAGACACGGATTTATTTGGTGATGATTATATTGTTGCCGAGTTTTCCGGAGAAATTGAGCGTCTTGACACCGAGACCGCTGAATTCTATGTCGATGACAGTGTTGTGTACTCTTAATAATTACCCATACTGAGCGCCCGCGCTGAGCGGAGCCGAAGCGGAGTCAAAGCATGGCAATTACCCTGGATGGCATAGCATTAGACCAGGAATTAATCTGGTCTGATGAGTTTGACTGGATGTCCCCCCAGCAAGGAGTCACTCGAACGCTGGGCGGGCGGGTCATATTGCAGCAGCGCACGCTGTACCATGGCCAGCCCATCACGCTACAGGGCGATAACACTACCGGGTTTATTGTGCGTTCTGATCTGTTGCTATTAAACACCCTAGCGAACCAGCGCAAGATAATGACCCTAACGTTAAATGATGGCAGCACCTATCAGGTGGTTTTTCGATATTCAGAAAAATCGATAGAGGCAACCCCATTTGAAGATTTTAGCGACCCGGGGCCTGATGATCTTTATCGCATAGTGATTCGATTAATGACCGTTTAATTATTATGAATCAATATTTTTACTCTAAAAACATTCGTGCACTGAGCGGAGTCGAAGTAAATGGCCAATAACCTACAAGTCAATTTACTAATAAAAGCTAAAGACCAGGCGTCTGGGGTTTTTAGTAAGATTAAAAAGAATCTTGGCGGTATTGCTGTCGCTGCCGCTAGTTTTATTAGCGTCAAATTCTTTGCGGGCGCGGTTAAAGATGCTCAGGCGCTGCAGCAGGAAATGGGCACGCTGGGAGCAATTATTGAATCAACCGGGCAGGCCGCAGGGCTAACGGCTGAGGAAATTATAGAGATGTCCAAGCGTCTGGACGAACAGACACTGGGCAATACCGATAGCTTTATTAAAGCATCGGAATCTCTACTTACGTTTAAATCAGTTGGCAAGGACGTTTTTGAGTCCACGCTATCACTCGCACAGGATTTAGCAAGTGCCGGTTTTGGATCGCTGGAAACCAATGCAATACAATTAGGCAAGGCGCTTGAAGATCCGGTTTTAGGGCTAAACGCCTTACGCCGGTCTGGTGTTAGCTTTACCGATGAGCAAAAACAGCTGATAAAATCGCTGGTAGAAACGGGCGACAAAGCAAAAGCGCAGGGCATTATCCTAGAAGCACTGACTAAACAAGTCGGTGGCGCAGGAGCTGGCGCGGGCGGCGGCTTATCCGGTGCGATTGACCTAGTCGGCAAGCGCATGCAGGACTTTAAAGAGCAGCTAGGGCAGGGAATGCTCGCGCCGCTGCAAAAAGTTAATACGATCTTAGCGGAGTTTATCCAGCGCTTAACCCAGTCCGGTGCAATTACCACTTTTGGTAATGCCATTGGCAGCGCCTTTAACGGCCTGGTTGAATTATCAATCAAAGTATTTGATAAAATCAGCGCGATTTATGACCGGCTGGCAGATACAGGCGCGATTGCGTCGTTTAAAACAGCGTATTCAGATGCATTTAGTGCGCTGCTTAGTTTAGTTACGCAACTGCATGAAACTTTTGGGCGGTTGTATGACACGATCACCAACTCACAAACAGCCAAGCAATCAGTCGAGGCATTAAGCCGCGTTCTAACCACGCTTATTCAGGGCGCAACCCTATTTGCAACCGCCTTTACCACCGGATTAACCACCATCGAGGCGGTATTTCACGGGTTAACCGGCGTAGCTGAATCATTTTGGAGCACGATCCAAAGCGGACTAGCCAGCTTTAAAGCGAATATGGCCGCGATTACCTTTGGTGATGTCTCAGCAAGATGGCAAGCAGAAGCCGACGCAAGCAAGGCCGCGTCTGAGGAATGGGCGGCAGCTGCCGAAGACAGCTTTGCTCGGGCAGAACAGGCATTAATCAAAACCGCAGACAACGCACAAAAAACCACACAAGCGGCGATTGATCTAGGCAAAGAATACCAACAGGCAGGCGAACAGGCAGCTGAATCAGGTGAAAAGTTTGTCAGTGCCGAGCGCGAAAAAGCAAAGGCCATTGTAGAGACCGGATCCTCTGCAAAAAAAGCCAATGCAGACATTATAGAAGGCAATACGCAGGCCGCAGAATCTATCAGCGCCGTGGTTGAACAAACCAAAGAAGCAACGAAAGCAATGACCGCTTATCAAGAAAGTATACAAATAGCCGGTCAGCAGCAACAATTTTTTAATAATATTATCCAGGAAACTTACCTGGCAGAAGTGGCTCTGGCCAAGGCGCAAAAAGACCGTATTGCTGCGCAAAAAGCCGCAGACGCAGCCCGCGACCAGCCCACCATTGCTAATGCATTTTCAGAAGAAGGCAGCGCAGCGTTTTCTGGATTAAATGACAACCAGATAACTGGCATACAGCGATTAATAGACGCGCAAAACGATGCCGCCGGAAGAGGTAATACTGGTCGGGTTAAACTTGATATAGAAAAAATGGTGATAGCCATGGCAGCAAACCAAAAAGCAACCGAACAATCCAACGCCACGCTAAAGGAAATTAGTGTAAACATAAACCGATTAGAGCCCAGTGTTAATGTTAATGTCGATGGCCGCGAAATAGCCGCTAGCATTACCCAAGCGGGGTTAACAGCAAGATGACCCTTCGGCTTCGCTCAGGGCACCGCCCTTTCCCCTTTTCGTTCCCTGAGCGTAGTCGAAGGGAGCGCACTCGAAGTTATTCTAAAGCACGGTTACTGAGCGCTTGCGCTGAGCTATGCCGAAGTGGAACCCAAGTAAGGTTACTGAGCGCTTGCGCTGAGAATGGCCGAAGTGGAGCCGAAGTATGACCATAGCAACAAACATCCTCGACTGGAGCAGCGATGATAACGACGATTCATCACTAGACACCCCGTTTCTAGTAGAACTAGACCCAGCACCAGTGGTTGATCAAGTCTATGCTGTACGGGTATACGCCAGCCATGCTGATTTATACAGCGTTAAAGTGATTGGCGCAGGGCATACCAACAGCACAAATTTTACAATAAACAACGGTATCAGTGCCGAAGAAGAAAGCACCATCAGCGCGGGCAATCTATCAACAAAATATCCGGTTGAATCCATCACAAAAATACGGACAATTTCGGGCATTTATGACCAGACCACCCGCGCGTTTATCCATACGCCAGGGAGCATTATAAGCCGTGGTGCGTTTAAGGTAGTAAACGGATCGGCTTCGATGATCGACCAGAACAAATATGCAGACGCCATCGGTAGCGTCTTTATTGACTACACAACCACGCGCTATAAAAAAGTAAACGGGTTTATCGCAGGGGTAGGCACAGCGTTTATTACCGGCTATCGGGCCGAAAATTACCAGACCATCGAGCTAACCCTGGAATCTGCCGTGGTCGCGCAAACCATCACCGTGCGCGAATGTACGACCGATGACCCAATCGAAGGCGCAACAGTCACATTCCTGGGGGAAGATTACACCACAGATGCAAACGGATTTGTTAGCCTGGGGATTCACGAGTCTGGACAAACTATTCCGATCGTAATTAATGCATCTGGTTTAGCAGAATACACAGGGGAAATAAGTACATGACCCTGATATATATGAAGCCAGAAGTGGCTGAAGAGTGCGGTGTATGCGGGGATTTTACCCGCCGCGCGCAATCCTGGCCTTATTCTGAATCGAGCGGGCCTGATTCAGTGGCATTAATGACCCTGGATGGCGAAGAATGTTTCGGGCTGATGGATGAACACACAAAATATATGAAGAGCGGCTTTCCATATTTTATTACTGAAGAGTCTTTATACCATGTGGCGTCCCGATATTTGATATTGCGACACAAGTTAGGAAGTGGCGTACCCGAGACCGATCCTTTGTGGACCGATACCGCTGATTATCATGTCGAGATAGATGGCAATGTGTGTAATTACATAATAACCAATGCAGATCAGCGATTATTTGAAGATGTCAGCGGTAATCATAGATTTCAGATGATGAAAAACAGCCCTGTAGCTCAAGCCGACATCTGGACATACGACTACACAAACAAGCCAGACCCATTCACATTAGAGTTTAAATTATATAAAGGCGCGGACTTAATCGACCATTCTGATTTTTCAGGCGGTAATTTTGATACAAATACCCCGGTTGCGTTTGGTGACTTATCAGTAAACACAGTGGTTGGCGGAATGTTTGTTGACCCCTAACGAGTAAAAAAATATGAGCATAGCAGCAGAAGAATTAAAATTATATAACGCCTCGGTCAACGGCCGCCTATCCTCGTCTCAGGTCGTGCATGACGTTAAAAACGCCGCCTATGCCGATATTAGCGAAGCGCAGCTAACGGCAGGCGTTACCGTCAATGAAAAACTGCATTTTAAAATTGCAAATGATGCAGATACCCAGGCAGTCAACGCGAAGACCTTTATTGCAGACTATACGCCCGGTGGTGGCCGCGCAGTTATCATTGCAGGCACACAAAGAAATGTTGCAGCTGACCTGACAGGCTCAGAACGTAACTATGGCGCGACGCGTTTAGTTGCTGATATTACTGCAGGAGACACCAGTTTTTCAGTCGATGCCGAGCCTGATAATGGTGCGAATATTATCATTCAGGCAGGTGATCAAATACGCATTAGTAACGGCACTGAAAAAGAATTTGCAACAATAGACACGGCGGTCTGGACGGTTGATAGATGCGCTATCACTACCACAACAGCATTAGAAAATAATTATCTGTCAGCAACACCGACAACTATTTCATCCTGTATTTATTCATCTACGCTTGAATGCAGTACAGATAATTGGGTTGAAAGCAGCGCCAGTGGTACGTATGACGAAAGTACCTATCCGGTTGCTAACGATAACCTGGGCGGTATTGAAGAAACCTGGACGCTAACCTTTACCAGCGCGACTGATTTTAGTATGGTTGGTGATACCGTGGGTAGTGTTGGTAGTGGTTCGGTGGCGGGTGATTTTAGTCCATCAAATGCCGATTTTGCTAAGCCGTATTTTTCATTATTAGCGGCTGGATGGAGTGGCACTTGGGCAACTAACGATACTATCGTTTTTCAAACACACCCGGCAACACAGCCGTTTTTCTGTGATCTGATTATCGACCCCGGCACGTCTGATTACAGTATAGATAATATCCAGTTTGGTTTACATGTAGGGAGCGCATAATGCAAAAATATAGCAACGATGGTATAGCGACTTTATCAGCACCATTATTGGATACTGATCTTGAAATGACTCTGGATACGGGACTGGGTGATAATTTTCAGGTGATAGCCAGTCCCGATTTTGAGTTAATAAAAATCATAAGCGGTGACTCATTTGAAATAGTCAAAGTAACTGAACGCACATTGGGCAGCGATACGCTGGATATCGAGCGAGCGCAGGAAAGTACAACAGCACTGACCGTTGCGGCGGGTTCAACAGTAAAATCAACACTGACAGCAGGGACTATTGCAAATTTATTGGATAGCAGAAACGATCTAGTGCAGGCTGGTGAAGATGCGGTTGCACAATCAGCAAAAGCCATATCGATAGGATACCAGGCTGCTAATCCATTATTGGGCGTTACTCCTCCATCAAGAGCAATTAGCACTCCGTATGCAGCCGGTGAAATTATTATTACCGGCGGGATCTGGTGGCTAGAGTGTATGATTGCCGGCACATCAAGTGCGGGCAGTTATTCCATCGCTGGAACAGGATCTTATGTATTAGACGGAACTGTTGTCTGGCGTGAAATTGGCTCCCTGGGTAGTGAAGTTTCTATCGGTGAAAGCGCCTGGGCTAGATATGGTGTAGCGCTTGGTAAAAATGCGTTCGGATTTGGCTTGCAGCTGGGCGAACAAGCATACGCAAATCTTAAATCCATAGCTAAAGGCTATAGGGCTAAATGCTTAAGTAAAAACTCCATGGCTATGGGTTCTAACTCGATTGAATATGAAACTGAATATGCATTAGCCTCTGATTCCCTAATGCCCATTGTGCAGCATGTATTTGATTGGGATTTTGGCAGCGAGAACAGGTATAAAAATAATTTAATCGGTGCAATCAGTTCTGAGCCGATTGACCTAGCCGGAGGTAAATTATGGAGCGCTTCATTAGTTACCAATCACGCGGAAATAATACGACCAACTGTAGGTAATGGCTGCCAGTTCATCTATTTTGATGAAAATATGCAGATGAAAAATGACCCTAAAAACTTGTCATATACTGCCGCCGCAATAGAAGCAACAGAACCGACGTGGACGACAGGGCAAGAGGATTTTATAGGCACATCCGATCCGCAAAAATATTTTGTCTGCATTCGTAACGACGGTAGTTATGTCATGGGGCTGTCTACAGACATGCTTATTGAAGAAGTCTATTTTATCTGTCATAAAGCATCAACTGTAACGGTTCAACCCAACATATCAATTGGTATAACAGGCGACCTTACAAAGTTAATAAACAATCAAGCGGCAACTGGACTGACAGCAGATAAAACAGTGATGAAATGGACGCCCACAAACCCCGTTATTATGTCAGAGATAGCGATAACCATAGATACATTAGCGACAGCCGATCAAATGTTAGGTCATTTTCTATTTAAAGGCTTTTACGTAAAACACGCTGGTTTCTAAATGGCTATCAATGAGTATGCGATTAATGAAGTAGAGATAAACGGCGATAGCGATGCTAGCGATAATATTGGTGATGTTGAAAACATTGTAAAAACCACGTTTAGCCTGCAAGCATCAATTGAAAACATCGTTAAAACCACGTTTAGTCTAACTAAAAATGTTGAAAACATCGTTAAAACGACCTTTTCTTTACTGTCGCTTAATTTTGCTGAAAACATTGTAAAAACTACCTTTAGTCTGCTTTCAAGTGCCAGTCAAAGCTCGGTAATATTGGATCTGGACGCCACGATTACACTAAACGGCGTACAAGTAGACATTAATAGCGCCAATATTTCACAGGATGAGGACAGCTGGACATGGGGATTTAACGCCACTGTTTCAGATCACGGCAACTGGGACACCGTAAGGCCATCAAACGGCAATTATCCAGATATTGTATTAACTGTTCGCGGCGTAGTCTTTAATCTGATGATCGAAGGCATGCAGCGCTCGCGAAAAGATGTTACCAGCAACTGGGCAATCAATGGCCGAGGAATTACCGCGCGATTAGACGGAAAATACGCGGCGGGTGTTGATACCGCCTGGCGCGAAGTAAACGCCCAGACAATCATCCAAGAGCTATGCACCGCCGCAAATATTACTCTGGATTATCTGGCTGTGGACTGGCAAATAAAAGAACTAGACGGCCAGGGCAGATACCCGATAGAAATAATCAACGAAATAGCCAGCGCCATAGGTGCGGTAGTACAAACCACCACACTAGGCGTATTAACGATCCGGCCACGCTACCCAATAAAGCCAGCAGATTACGCCACAGCCACACCAGACTTTACCATCACCGATACCGACGACTATATAACGCTGGATGAGCAATGGATTGACCGTGATAATTATAACGTTATCAGCATAGGTGATTCAGAAACCGATAGTGACGACAACCAGCAGCTAAGCATTACATCAGAAGACGACCTGGACAGTGAAGGCGAAAAACAAAGCGATAACAAGATAATAAAAATCTATTCCGTGCCTTTTATCAGCAGTATATCGCTGGATGACAGTGCCGAGGGCGCGCTAGGTTTGATCTATCAGGGCATAATGACCGAAACAATTGAACTAGAAGCGGTTGAAATAGTACAGGGTGCTGGAAGCTTGTCATTGCCAATGTACGGAAATATTGTGGCTGATTATATCCATACTGACCTGGGGCAGCTAACCATCAAAGAAAATGGTGAAATCAGCGCAGCTATCGAGGGCCAGTCGTTGATAAACCTAAGTTATACGACCAAATATCATCAATATATTGCCAGCCGAAACAGCGCTGATAAATTCTTACAGATATTTGCAGAGGTTGAAGAATGAGAATCACCGTAAAAACCGGCACAGCCGACAAACCAGCCCCTGATATAACCGACAGCCTGCTAAGCAGCACTGAATCCATGCTAGCGCGTGGTAAATCAGAATTGTTCGGCTCAGTAGACGCATACAATCACGGCGTATCCATGCCCCTACAAAACATGATCAACACGGGCGACCTGGGCGAAGTAATAGACTATCAATACGGCGAAAGCTATCGCGGAAAAGTAGAAGCGGTGGCCATAAATATCAGCCAAACCAGCATAGATATAAAAATAGACCTGGAGCGCCCGATATGAGCAATATAAAAGTAAGCCTCCGCAAAGCCCTCGCCCCAGGAAGATCAGAATACAACGAAACCAAACTAATGACAGTCACATTAGTGACCGCCGCTGGCGAACAATACCGACACAACTTAATAGGCAACCGCACAAAAATGAGCAAACTATTAACTGCGCGTTATAGCGTAGGTGATAAATTAATCGTATCTGATGGTGAAGTGATCGGAAAATCAAAGGCCGCTGAGAATACGTTTTATGTATAACCCAAAAACCACCGTCATTCCTGCACGTATTTAGCAGGAATCTACCAGACTACCGTTGCTGCTGCAAAATCCTATTCTGTTTCTCAACCGCCTCACGCCTAAGCCGTAACTCATTTGCCTGCCGATGATCAGCCACAGCAGAGGACTGGTTAGCCCTAAGATTATAATAATCAAGATCCTCTTGCCTGCGCTTTTCCCTGTTTTCATCCTCCACTTTTTGCTGCTCAGCCATTAGATTATTATGCTGGTTCAACCGACCTTGAGCGGCATTATAATTAGCCTGGCTAAAATCATTATCAAGCTGCACTTCCGCCCCTCCATCAGCACACGGCGATTGCTGATAAGTCGTTTTGCCATTAACTTCGCATGGGTTTTGTATTGTTAATTATTTATTTTAAGTCGTTAGTATTATTTGTTTAAAGTGTAAACACGAAAGGGATGCCATGAATATTTTTTTAAAAGCGGTTTTTATTT